AACGCCGTGTACCGTGCCCTGATGGTCCCGGGCCGGAACAAGGCCATCGACGCGCTGCAGGGCCTGTCCAAGCCCCTGCTGGAGCTTGCCGAGGTTCTGGTGGCTACCGGCAGCGGCCGGGTTCGTGATACGGGCATTCCGGCACTGCGGGAACTGGCCGACCTGATCAAGCGCGAGGCGACGGACGAGGGCGGCGACCAGGGCTTCATCCAGGCAGCACGCGTCGAAGCGACGAAGCGCCGCACGGCCATGGCCGAGGCGCTGTCGGCATTCACCCCGGAGCAGCTTCAGGACGCACAGAACGCACTGCAGAACAACGTACCGGCCACGACGCCGGAGGGGCGCATGGCGGTGCGGGAGATCAAGGCGATGCTGCGCCGCACGCTGCGGTACATGAAGGAAGGTGGCGTGGATCTCGGTGATCTGGGGCCGGACTACTACCCGCGCGTCTGGGACATCCACTACATCAGCAAGAACCTGCCGGCGTTCCGCGGGATGCTCAACAAGTATCACCGCATGGGTCTGCTGCAGGGTGACCCGGACAACGTGATCGCCAAGCTGATGAGCCGCGAGGGCAATGAGTTCGGCATCGAGACGCGCAAGCCCGGCATGCAGCACAAGAAGGAGCGGCTGCTGAACTTCATCACCCCGGTCGATGCCGCGGAGTTCGTGACGAAGGACTTGTTCGGCACGTTGAACTCCTACATCACGCAGGCTGCACGCCGCACGGAGTGGGAGCGCCGGCTGGGCAATGGGCGGCTCGAAGCATTGCTGGGCCGCGCGAAGATCGAAGGTGCCACCGACAAGCAGCTGGAGATGACCGACGAGTATCTGCGCGGTGTGGACGGCACGCTGGGCGACAGCATCAACCCGCAGGCTCGCCGCATCATGGGCAACATGATCGTGTACCAGAACGTCCGCCTGCTGCCGCTGGCGATGTTCAGCTCCGTCGTGGACCCGATGGGCGTGATCGTGCGTGGTGGCTCGATGCAGGATGCATGGAACACGTTCACGCGCGGTATGCGTGAGATCCCGCGCAGCTACGGTAAGCAGGCCAAGCCCGACGAGATGGAGAAGTTGGCCGAGACGCTGGGTGTGATCGACACGGCAATCCTGAACCACACCATCGGCGATATGTACACGCAGGGTATGGTGGGCGGCACGGCCCAGAAGATCAACAACGCGTTCTTCCGCCTGAACCTGATGGAAGGACTCAACCGCTCGTTCCGCGTGGGCGCGACCGAGGCGGCGCTGAAGTTTCTGCAGACCAACACCGACGCACCGACGCAGCACAGCGCCCGCTGGCTCAAGGAGCTGGGGCTGCGTGCCGGCGACATCAAGGCCGGGCCGAACGGACGCATCGCACTGAGCGAGGCTGACGGGCTGACGGAAGAGCAAGTGGTACGTGTGCATGCAGCCATCAACCAGTGGGTCGATGGCGCGGTGCTCCGTCCCGACGCGGCCGACAAACCGATCTGGATGAACGACCCGCACTTCGCCCTGATCGCTCACCTCAAGCAGTTCACCTATGCGTTCCAGAAGACCATCATCGGCCGCGTGGTGCATGAGTACGAGCAGGGCAACCTGAAGCCCGCTATGGCCCTGGCCAGCTACGTGCCGGTCATGGTCGGCGTGGACTTCATGAAGGGGCTGCTGCAGGGGGGCGGTGATCAGCCGGAGTGGAAGAAGGGCTGGACGGCTGCAGACTACATCGGGCACGGCATCCAACGCGCTGGGCTGCTGGGGGTCGGGCAGTTCGGCTGGGACGCTGCTGACGATCTGCAGCAGGGTGGTATCGGCGTGGGCGCGCTGGTGGGGCCTACGATCGAGCAGTTCGTGGATGCGGTGCAGGTACTGGGCGGCTCGAAAGAATTCGGTCCGGTGGTTTTGAAGGCCCTCCCTGCGAACGCACTCTACAAGGACTCGGTGGCGGAAGAGGGCTCCGAGGTCTGATCGGCGAGGTTACGAAAACCTCACTTATTTTTTGCTACCCCCTACTACTGGAAAAATATATACCTACTTCTTACTTACTATCTATCTCTTTTTAGAGAGTGTAATGTAAGAATGTAAGAGTGTATATAAATCAAGGACTTAGCTCGTTACGATCTCATTACGTCGTACGATCCCTGATCCTGCCTATGCCTGAAAAGTGGAACTTAGGACCCTAAGCATTTTTGGCGATCCGGCGAATCCTGCGGCCCTGGATCTGTTGCATGTAATGCGAACATGGTAGGGGGCTATGCGCAGCAACGGTGTTGAAACGGTTGCCTATCCAGCCTTGCGACCACGAAATATGTAGACGGCTGCAGCGGTGATGCCCGCAAGAATCAAAACACCCGGGAGCTTGGCGAGGTCGTATGCTGCAAGCACAACAACACCGCCCGCGACAACACCCAGGACGACTTTGATTCGCCGGGCAACTTCCGTCTTGGAACGGAACAGGGCTACAACGAGCCCGAGTGCAGCGAACACCGCACCGACGACGAGACCCTGAATAACAGCATCCATGATCCACCTCCGAAGAGGCGGATCATAACGGTTACTGGTGAACTACGGCTGGCGGAAATCGACGGCGTGACTTGCACCAACGGACGCACACTTCTGCTGACGAAAAGTCGCAGATAGTGGTGGCCCCATCAGCCCAAGCTATCCCGAGCTGCGCTGTACCCGATAAATGAGGCCAGATGTCAACCCGCTCTACAGTAACTCGACGTGAATAGTCCAGAATGCCGCGAAGATTCTTGGATCTGGACACCACTTTCATGCTGGCGTCACGGATGACAATCACATCTTCACGTTCTCGTTGAGCCAGGCCAGCAGCGCGTCCTTGGTCACCGGTACGTCCATCTCCTGCGAGATGGGCTTCGCGCAGCCCTGCTGCTTGAGCGCCGTGCGGGCCTTGCTCGCGTCGGTCTGGGAGGACTGCCAGGAGACCAAAGTGCGGTCGTCGTTGGTGGTGCCGGTCGTCTTATAGAGTTTCATGTTCCAAGCGTCATAGTGACGTGTCATAGTTGAAGTGAAACCCGCATGGCTCTAGGCTTAGCGGGCGATGCGTGTCACCTTGACATGGTGGGGGTCGTTGGTTCGAGTCCAATCGCGCCTACCAATCGAACGCCCCGTTTCCCCTCTGGAGACGGGGCGTTTTTTCATTGTCGTGGTGATCTCAGAATAATTCTTGGATGGGCGTTGGATTGCGTTAGAACAAGCTGCGATGTCATAGCAGCGTGTCATAGTTCAGGAAGATGCAGCGCCCCATCTCATGGTTGTGCCGGACGTTGTTGATCTTCTCGTGCCAGTCCGCTACCGAGTGAGCGCGTTCGATTTTCTGCCTACCGTCACGCCACGTGATTCTCAGTGCCGAATAACCGACCTCGGCGCTCACATCTTCTACGATGGTGACGCCCTTGAGCCGGGCGGTTACTCTCGCGAGCGTGCGATGATCCATCGGACTTCCTTCACAGACCGATCATGTTCAGATTTCCTTCCGGCAAATTGCAACTAGCTTGCTGAGGTCGAGGTTCTTGAGCCGCTTGTGCGCGTAAACCGAACCGCACTTCGCCATGGCGTACTGCTCAGCCATATGTGTCTTCGAACAGCGCACCCAGATCACGCCCGGCGTGAAAGTGTTCATGGCACGGGCGACGAGGTAGCCGGGTATGCCGCGAACCGCCACCATGAACGCGCTAAAGTGCTTCTGTTCTGCGTCAGTAAGCGTCATTTCATGTCCTCCGGGATCGTCGGCAGCGGTGCCCAGCCACGCCAGAACTCGTTCTTGCCGTCGTAGAGGCCATAGGTGGCAACACCGCCCCGGCCCAGCAGCTGCACCTTGACGCCTCGCGGGCACGAGTCCATGTGCCGCCAGTAGTAGGTGTCGTCCACCGCCACAGTGCGGTTCTTGATGCGGTAGCTGCCGTCACGCTGCTGGACGCGAACGGGCTCAGAGTTCATGGCAAGCATCACAAAACTTCTGGTTGCCCGGTATCGTGACACCGCATTCGTCGCATTCACGAGTAGCGCCTTGACAGCCAGTTTCGTGCGTAGGTATCCCGTTGATGCAGAGTGCCTCACAGCCACTGCATCGCACTCGGTACTGACTTGTGAAAGGGATATGCTCGGAGCGGTCAAATCCCAGCTCTCGGAGTTGTTTGAGGTTCACAGCCGGTGCTCCTTCAGCGCCTTCGCCGTCTCCGGCACCACCGGCTCGATGAGCTTCAGCAGCGCCTCGGCGTAGACACGAATCTCGTACTGCGCGTGTTCGTGCAGCCGCAGGCGCAAGAAGTGCGCCAGGTTGTGCAGATCGACCGTGGCGAACATATGGGTGTAGGTGTTGAGCGGCAACACACCGCGCGCCAGTTCGCGAGGTGTGCCGAGCTGAATCAGCTGCCGGTAAACTTCGAACGCCGCGGCGCAATGCTGACGGATTGCAAAGTGGATGCGATCCGCAGACGAGTGCCGCTCAGTCGTACGCATCTGCTTGTTCGACGTGCTCTGCATCGTGATCTGGTCGACTTCGGGTACGTAGAACTCGGCCGGCAGCTCGCTGTACCGGGCCGACACCTCGTTGTAGCTCCACGTGCGGTGCCGGTGCCACTGACGGACCACGAAGATTGGAGCCTTGATCTCGAACGTGAAGACCATGGCTTCCAGCGGGCTGGTGTGATGGTTCTTCACGAGGTAGTCGATGAGCTTGGCGTCCTTGCCAGCATCATCACCCGTGCGCCATTCTGCGGCGTACGAGACACGGGCGTTGCGTACGACTTCGAGGTCGCCGGTCCAGTTGCCATCCTGATCGGCCGGCTGCATGTAGCTGACAAGGCGGGCGAACCCGTGGTCAAGCACGTTGATCTGGTTCATTGAATTTCCTCTTGATTTCGCGGATGGCACCAAAGACAGCACCGTCCTCATTCTTTGGGGTGTTTGACGTGGTGACTTGGATCACTTTGTCACCGTGTGTGATCCTCATGATCATGTGGACCCGCTGCCGGAGAATTTCGAACTTCGCATCGGGAGCAAATCGCTGAACTTCACGCATGACCCTCCGGTGGAAGTCCTTCATCACATATCCTGGCGAAGCCGGTGACTGATGTAGGTCGGGAACCGCGGTTTGTCCTTGACGCCGTGCGTCATGTGCTTGAACTTGACAATGTGACCGACGATCTTCTTCTGGTTCTGGAAGTAGTACGTGGCCTCGTCGACCGTCATCTCACCGCTGCCCACTGTGACAGGCAAGCCCTTGGCGAACAGCAGCTTGCCAGTGAACGGGTCATGGAAGTCAGCCAACATCGTGCCCTGGATGCTGCCCACCTGGCCGTTGGGGATCATCCCGGCCTTGGCGCTGCTGCGCTCGGTGCGGCCCAGCGTGTTCTTCTTGGCCTCGTTGCCGTTGATCTCGCCTTCGGTGATGCCAGTGACAAGGATCTCCGCGTCGGCCCACGGCTTGACGCGCCACAGCTCCTGCCCCTTCTTGGTGGCGCGCCCCTGCTTGTACGGGGCTTCTGGGTTGCGGATGATGGTGCCCTCGTAGCCCTGGTCGGCGAACTCAACGATGAAGCGTTGGAGATCGTTCGGGCCATGCACCTCGTACATGGGGACGAGGTGGATGCGCGGGTGGGCCAGCTCTTCGACCTTCATCTTCAGAAGGTTGTAGCGCGACAGATAGCGCAGCGACGGGTCAGGCAGGTAATCGAAGACCCACCAGTGCAGATCGGCCATCTCGGAGACGCCCTTGAAGCGCCCCATGGCACCCGTGGTAAGGCTGCAGAGACGCTCGGTGCAGTTCGGCTTGGCACCCAGCGTCATCTCACCATCCAGGCCCACGAACCGGCGCTCACTGAAGAACTCCGTGATGCCGTAGCCTTCGAACGGATCGAGCGAACGACCCGTGAGCGTGCCGCCGAGATTCATGGCGCGCACGCCGTCGATCTTGGGCTGAACGATGCAGGGAAAACGGACTTGATCGAGGATTGCATCCTCGGCGAGTTGAGGCTTCATCACTTTCCTTTTACGTGATGCACGACCAGGCGAATCGCTTTGAGCGCCAGGTCGTTGCGGTTGCGGGCTTCGTTGATCACGAAGGTCGAGGCTTGTTCCGCGTTGTTGAAGTGCGGACGCAAAGCCAGAATCTGTGGTCGCATAGTTCGACGACGAAGGTCGTAGACGTACGCGAGTTCCCAACCCTGAGCTGCAGCGTGTTGGTCTTCTTGGATCGAAAGTAGATCGAACATAGAGGATAGATTTTCGGGCGTGCAGCTGCCCATCAGATACAAACGGAAAATCAGGCCGGGGTCTTTTGCCTCATTATGGAATCCTCCGAGAGCTTCGCCACCGGTCATGTGTCACCTGCGCTTTGCCTTCGCGAATACGCTTGGCCAGGTAGTAAAACAGCACGGCAGTGGAAACCGTGCGGTAGATTGCAACGACGACTCGCTCAGTCGTGAAGAGGTGCTGGAAGTTCATCGTTGAACAAAGGTCAGAATACGTTGAGCGAGTTTTGCCCGAGAAGCCAACCAGCTACGGAATTCACCGGCAGTGAAGGGGGTTTCCCATTCAGTATCTACAAACCAAACCCCGCCGTCTTTCGATCCAACAATCACACCCACATTCCTGCCTTCAGCCGCGCGCGATTTTAGCCAGTCCTGCTGGAGATCCGAGATGGCAGGGTTCTTGCCTTCCGTAAGGCTAATGCGAGTCTTATCCCGGACCGGCAGCACGAGAAATTTGTACTCGATCCAGAGATCAGCCTTCGTACCGCTGTACCAGCAGTCCGCGATCCCGGCATTGAACTCGTTGTGGTTCTTCATGCGGTACAGCGTTGCCGGCAGATGTCGGTGGACGCTGGCGATGAAGATGTTCTCTGGGCCGCGGCTCATTTGCGCAGAGGGATGACGTTGGACTTGGTGGGCTTGGCTTCCAGCTCACGCAGCTCCAGCTCCAGCGAAGCCGCAAGGTTCCAGATCATCTGGGCCTTGTGGTAGCACTGCGTCTCCTTGTCCACGATCTCGCCCGTGCCCAGCTTCAACAGATGCCGGCCGAACGCATCCATGTAGCGGTCCTTGCCGTCAGGGACTTGGGCCCAGCCGTTGGGCGTGTACTTGATGGCACCCTTGGTCGTGACGTCAGCGACGGCCTGGAAGGCCCGCGCAAAGCCGGCAATGCACAACCACACGCGAGACTTGCCGGCGTCGAGCTTGGCGCCAGGGACGTGTTGCCCCCGGCCCTGGGGATCTTTCTCCAGAGTTTTCATGGAATTCCTTGAGGTTGAGCCTACGGCGCTTTGCGGTACAGTTTCTTGAACTGGCGCTTGCCGAGGGCCTTGATAAGTTCGCGACGTTTTTGCCGATTGGAATCAGTGGTGCGCGGCGGCGGCTTGACGATGAACCGCCGAGCGCCGGGTTCGAAGTCGATCACACCTTCACCTTCGAACTCTTGCCAAACAGCTTGGCCTGGATCATCTGGACCGTGCGGGCCTGGTTGTAAGCGTCGGAGAGCGCGTTGTGCTTGGTGCCCACCGGAGGGGCGACGATGCCCTTGGCACCCGGCAGCTTCTTGTAAGTGCGGAAGCAGTTGCTGTTCCAGAACAGCCACGGCACCTCGATGCCGAGAGACCGGTACGCATGCGCGAGCATCGGAATGTCGAAGTCCGCGCCGTTGCTCCAGATGTTGTACTGCTGATTACCGATCCAGTCACTGAACTGAACGAGCCCGTCTTCGAGCGTGACCTTGGGCTCATGGAACACAGCCTGCGCAGCGATGCTCTGCTTGAGCCACCAGATGAGGGTGTCTTCCTGAATACGGCGACGCGATTCGAGGTTCGAGTCGACCGAGATTGAAGCGTAGAACCCGGAGTCGTCGATGGCGTCCGAATCCAAGTCAAACTTGACTGCTCCGATGCTGAGGATGCAGGAATCTGCAACCGTGCCCAGCGTCTCCAGATCGACCATGATGTGTTTCATTGTGTTCCTCGGGAAATATTGGTATGCCCTGGCACCGTAATGCCAGGGCGGGAGCCGGCGAAATCGATCAGGCGGTGACGGCGTCGCCCTTCTTGGCCTTGCCGGCCACCGGAGCGGCGTTCAGGGCTTCCAGCTGCTCGGTCAGCTTGGCGGTGCCCTTGGCGGCGGCAGCGGCCTGCTTGTCGGCCTTGGCCGAAATCGTGGCGAACTGCTTCTCGGCAGCGGCCAGATCCTTCGCAGCAGCCTTGGCAGTCGCGTCAGCGGACTTCTTGGCGGCGGCGAGAGCCTTGGCGGCTTCCTTGCGACTGGACTCGATCTCCTTGGCCGCGGCGGCCTGGTTCTTCAGCAGGGTCTTCAGGTTCCCCACCGCGGCCTTCTTGTCGGCCAGGGTCATGATTTTGGAAGAGGGACGTGCCATGGAATTTCTCCTTGAGTTGGCGGTTGAGTTCGATCCCCGCGAGCCGGATTGCCCGGGAGATCAACCGGTCGATGACGGACCGGCGACGTTGTGCTGCTGCCTCAAGTTCGAGGCAGGCCATCACTTCTTCGTAGGTCAGTTTAAGCAAAACACCGTTCAGGCGCTCGAACGAGTGGATCGCCTGACTGATGTAATGCTTGCGAACTGCCATACCGATTCGGATCAGCGGCGCTTGGCGACAGCGGCCTTGCCCTTCGGTGCGGCCGGGACGAACTGCGACACATCGGGCTCGCGGGCCAGCATCTCCTTGGCCTCGCCCTGACGAGCGAAGTGGTCAGCGACGTTGGGGTTGGGACGCGGATTGCTGAACACCAGCTTGGCGTAGGTCTCGGACGGGTCGAAGCTGACCGTCACGATGGCACCCACAGGCGGGGTCTGGAAGATGCGTGCGATGGTCTGCACGACACCGTCGAAGCCCTTGTTGGCGGTCGGGCTGGTCGACAGCACCCACAGCGGATCGTCCTCGCCGGCATCAGGTGGCAGAATCGCCATGACGCGCGAGTTCTTGCACGCCTTGCCTTCGCCCTGCAACGCCGAGCCGTACTGGTTCATCGGGCAGCTCTGGCAGTCCTCGGCCTGGGCGATGGGCGAGTTCGGGCTCGGGCTCATCTTGGCCGGGTTGGCACCGATGGCGAAGCACGCGGGTGGCGTGATGGCCTTCGGGTCGTAGTTGCCTTCCCAGAACTTGTGGTGCGTGGCGAAGTCCACGATAACCACGTCGAGTTCCTGCACCTTCTGGCCGTCCGGCAACAGCATGTGCTTGTCCTGAGTGACGCGAATGGCGTTGCCCGACGCAGCCTGCGTGCGGTTGCCGACTTCAGCAGCCTGGGCGCGCAGCTGCTCCTGAATCGAGACGACGTTGGAGCCGGCCTTCGACTTCACGGCGACGGCAGTGCTGGGCTTGGCCTTGCCGGCGCTGGGCGCGGCGGTGATGGGGGTGACTTTCTTGGTTGCCATGATGTCCTTCAAGGTTAGAGAGAGCGGAGGTTGAGCCGCCGCTTGGTGAACGGGCTGACGCCCGGAATCTTGCGACCCATTTCGAGCAGTTCGCGATAGGCCGCATCGGCCACGCGCTTCTGCACGAGCTGGAAGTTCTTGGTCTTGGTGATGTAGGCCCAGAAAGCGTCCCAGTCTTCGACGTTCGCTACGACGGTACTGCTAACGGAAACGCTTGCGTTCTTGCCGGTGGCTTTGTCCAGGCCCTGCTTGCCGAGTTCCTCGAACAAGACCTCTTGCAGAGCCTCGATCTTGGCCTCGATCTCCTTGACCTTTTCTTCGGCCTGGCGCTTCTCTTCGCGCAGCTTCCAGAGATCGTCGATGGTGTTACCGAGGTTGCCCTTGAGACGGGCGGTGACTTTGGTGAGGTTTTTCGCGGTGGTTGCGATAGTCATGATGTATTCTAACTTAGATCATAGATTGATGCACGAGTCGTTAAAGCTCGTGTTACGTGTGTACTCCCCAGTTGTGCCCCGACTCACGGCTCAGGCTGACCGTCAATGCCGGTGCGCTGCCGTCCATCGGCTGGCCCGGACCGCTGTAGATCAGCCCGCCGTTGAACCAGCGCGTGCCGTCTTCACGGTACATCACGAACTCGAACGAATGCGGCGCGTAGTCCTTGCCGAGATGGCAGTTGCACCGCCCATCGGCGTACTGGTTCAGGTAGTCCAGTCGCTCACGGAACTTGTCGAGTGCATCGACAGCGATGGCGAACTTGACGACTTCGATGAAGTGATTTGGGTCGTGGATGGTGATCATGGACGTTACTTCTTAAGGCGACGAGTGACTTGGCGTAAGGCAATGAGTTCTGCAAATTCTTGCTGAGCCTTAACAGGCCCTGCCCGGATAACTTTAACGGGCGTACTCGACCAAGCGTCACCCTCAACAACTCGAAACGCTTTCTTACTTATACGGGTCAGAGACCAGCGAAACGTAGACGCGGTAACGATCCCATTGCCCTCGAACACAACCCGGTCATGTGGACTCATTTCGAGTAGTTCGGCGCAAAGCCGCCCTCACAGTTGAGTGGGATCGTGGGACACCACTTGAGCGGCGTCTTCATGATCTTCGTCATGAAGTCGTGGCACTTCTGCGCTTCGCGAGTCTTTGCGATAGCCACAGCCTCGTCATGCGTAGACATGACGACGCGGTACTTGCGACTGATCTGCAAGGTCTGCCACAGCACGATGATCCGGGCGAGTGCCTGAACGATGTTCTCGCAAAGCAGACCGCCGTAAATCTTCTTGCGCATGTCCTTGGACTGATACGTCCACTCGTCCCAGCCTGTGTCTTCGTTGACCGACTTCTTGAGGTCTGGATACTTGAGACACATGCCGTTCGGGAGCCAGATGGTCTCTTTCTCCCAGTTGAGCGGGCCGTACGAACCCTCGCGGCCAGCCGCCATGTCTTCGATAATGTCCGCGCAGATGCGCCAGCCAGCCTCGATCTTGTTGTTCTTCATCCGGTAGGCGGCAACGATGCGCTTGCACTCGTTGAGGGAGAAATACACCGGTGGGCCACCCAGCGCGCCTTTGGCCAGCGTCAGCTGCAGCTTGGGCGCACCCATCTGGTAGCCCAGACCCAGCACGCAGACCTTGCCGACGAAGCGTTCGAGCGAGTCGAGCGTCGTGATCTCGCGCTTGTAAACGTCGTCAGCGAACTTGCAATAGGCGTCGCGGTCGTCACCATGCGCCACGCCCATGGTCTTCTTGTCCCAGCTGTCGGCCGCACGAAACGCCTGAAGCAGATCGTCCTGACCCCACAACCAGGCATTGACGCGGGCCTCGATCTGACCGGAGTCGTTGACCACGATCTGGTGCCCCGGTGGTGCCAGGATCGACAGGCGCAGTTCCCCACCCCGGGTGAGGTTCTGCATGTTCATCTTGTTGTTGCCGCCCAGACGCCCCGTATGAGCGCGGTAGTAGGCATAGCCGCAGGGCAGGGACATACCATCCTTGCCGGCTTCCAGAAAGCGTTCTGCGCGGGTGATGTTGGTGGTGGATTTGACCGCGATCCGGGTGTCCACCAGAAGCTGCAGGCGAGCCTGCTTCGCGGCCATCTTCTTGACGTCAGCGGGCTTGTTGAGGTTGAAGCCCCAGCCTTCGGTATCGTCAGGGATCGCCAGGAACTTCTGATCGTCCTTGGCGAAGGCGTAAGCCCACTTGTCCTCGTCCTTGCGCTCGTCCTTGGGTGTCTTGATCCAGGCCGGGGAAATCTTGACGGGCGGATCGATGCCCTCGGCACGCAGAAGATCAGCGAACCTCTCGCTGCCGCCGATGATGCGTCGCACAATGAGCGTGTCACGTTCCTTGCCGGTCAACGCACGTTCGGCCTTGGTCTTGAGGATGGTCTTGTCGTCGTAGTACGGCTTGGGGTCGAGCACAGTCGCGAACATGGCATCACGACGATCCAGCTCGCGCTTGAGTTCGGCTTCGACGCGCGGCAGATCGACCTTGAGCACCGGCGATGTGAACATGCGGGTCACGAGGTCGATCAGGGCGATCTCGTCATCCGGCATCTTGGGTAGCATGAGGCCGAAGATGCGGAACATCTCGTCGACGTCGTTCGCGCAGTACACGCCGGTCTGCTCGAACATCGGCTTCGGCCAGTCTCGCACTCCCTTGGTGAGTTCCAGAACTCCGTCAAGTTTGCCTCGACCGCCGTAGTAGACGGCCACTTCGTCAAGGCCGGCACCGATGTCATTGCTATGCAAACCACGAGCCATGCTGAGCGTGCAATAAAGGAAGGCAGGATGCACATCAAAATGATGAGACAGAATAAACCCGTCAAACTGAGTGTTATGGCATAGGACTGCATGGGTCTTCCAGTTGATCTTCGCCAGCTCGGCCTTGATGCGGTTGGCCGGGATGATGCGAGTCTTGCCGCGACCGATCTTGATGCCCAGCATCTGCGCCTTGAAGCGCGGATCGCGCACGTACTCGGACGTGGACATCTTCTTCAGGGTGTAGTTGTCGTCCCAAAAAGTTTCAAAGTCCAGACTAACTAGTCGAGACCAATCAACTTGATGTTGTGGAATCGCAGGACGCGTAAAACCAGAACGGGACGGACGTGTGGACGCAACACGCTTGATGGCGGATGCCCAACTCATTTCGATACCTTTCGTGGATTGGGTACAAACACAGCAGACCAAGTGATTTCTCCGCTGCGGAATTTCCACAGACGGTGATGCATTGTTTTGGGATTGATATGCAATGCTGCAGCCCACTCCCAAACCTTCATGCTTCGTCCGTCATGGATAAGGGTCAGCGTGTAATCGCGGTTCTGAGATTGAACCTTGCGAGTCGCCCAACGACAATTCTTTTTGGTGTAGCCTTTGCGACCAGCGCGTCGATCTAACGTAGTGCCGTCAGGTCGCGTCCCCATGCTGGCGACAAAGCCTTCGTAGGTCATCCAGGCATCACAAACTGAAATCCCGCGTCCGCCATAACGGTCGAAATCTGTCGCGTTCGGATTGAGGCAACGATTTTTCATCATCTGCCAAGAGCGATAAGTTGGGGCGTGAACACCGTGTTTCATGCTGCCTTCTTCAGTGATGCAAACAGGTCGAGCAGGTTCGTCATGCGAGCATCTTTCGCCAGCATGCTCTGGTACACCTTCTCTTCGATGGTGTCCTTCGCCACGACGACGATGGTCTCGGTCTTCTGGGTCTGACCCATGCGATGCTGGCGCTTGGAGCCCTGCTTGAAGATTTCCAAGTCGTAGGTGGGCGACGACCAGATCGTGGCTGTGCCACGGGTGAGAGTGAGGCCGTGTGCTGCGGACTTGGGATGAGCGAAGAGCGTCTGGTAGACGCCTGCCTGGTAGCCCTGCACGATCTCGTCACGATTCCGGTCCGACGTGTTGCCTTCGATCAGGGCGAAGTTGATCCCGCGTTTCTCGGCTTCTTCGACCAGCAGATCACGCTGATGCTTCCACAGGAAGAAGGTCAGCGAATGTTTGCGCTGCTCCACCAGATCAAGAATCATGGAGTACCGGGCGCGGTCGATGAGCTGGTAGCCACCAGAGCCGTCGTAGACCGCTCCAGAGGCGATCTGAAGCAGCTTGGTAGCCACTGACGCCGCATTGATAGCGGTGATCTTGGCGGTCGGGTTGTGGAGGATCTGAGTCGTCTCCATGATGACGTAGCTCTTCAGCTGCGCGGCAGTCAGTTCGTAGTCCAGGGCGTACTGGTGGTTGGCCGGAATGTCCACACAGTCTTCGAACTTGTGTCGGATCACGATGTCCGACAACAGGCCGAACACCGCTTCTTCGGCCCCGTCCCGGTCATGCCAGCGGATGGCATCCTTGTTGCGTGAGACTTGTTGCGGAGTACAGACGGTGTCGCGGAAGCGATAAAAGCTATCCCCCAGCCGCTTGCCGTTGTCGAGGATATAGACCTGGTGCCACACGTCTGTGATCGTGTTGGAGTTCGGCGTGCCAGTCAGACCAGCGCGGTACTCGAAATGCTTGGCGATGCGAGCGGCAGCAGATGAACGCTTCGAGGTGTGGTGCTTGAAGCCGGGAATCTCGTCGATGATGAGTTCGCTGAACCGCTTGAAGAACGCGGGCTTCTGCATAGCCAGCCACTTCGTCGCGTCGATGTTCGTGACGTACACGTCAGCATCGGCCTTGAACGCCGCTTCACGGTTGGCAGCGTCAGCCACGGAGACCTTGAGGCCGGGCGCGAATTTCTTAAAGTCGTTGAGCCACACGCTGCGCAGCAAGGACCGCTGTGCCAGCACAAGAGCGCAGCCGCCGCCTTTCTTGCGGCGCTTCTCAAACAGCTTGATCCGCACGAAGGTCTTGCCAGTGCCGGGGTCGCTGCAGTCATACACGACCTTGTTGCGTTCGCCGTGTTTGATCGACACGGCTTGGTGGGACATGGGCTTGTAGATCATGAAGAGAGGCGGTTGGTAACGAGTCGAAGTTGGAAGAATTCGAGAGCTGTGTGAGCGAGTTGTTCGTCCGTGAGGGCTGAGGTCTCAATATGGTTGGTCTCAAGGTAGAAAGTTAAAGATCGGCGAACATGCATGGGCAACGGAAAGCCAGCGGCAACGTGCCTTTCCGTATCAACGATCCGCTCACGAAAGTGAGCGTCGATGATTTTCTTGACGTTACTCATGACAGCTTCTGTGTGATGACCATCAACGAGACTTGATCGATGGTGTATTGGATATCCCAGGGCAAGCCGCGAATGAGCTTGCGTTGCACCAGAAAATGAAGATCGTCAAAGCTGAGATGGAAGGGGCTGAGGTGACGTGTCTGACAGTTCTTCAGCCGCTTGAGCAACCCTTCCAAATCACTTTTCACTCGGTACATCGACCCTCTCGACCAAAGCCAGCACAGGCGGCACCGGGCGCTTGCGCTTGCCCAGGTGCATAACCACGATGAGCCGTGCCTCGAACACGTCATTCGTGCCGACCTCGAACGAGGCCAGCTTGTCATTGATCTTGGTGTAGACCTTCATCAGCGCACTCCTACCTGGCAGTGCCCCGTGCCCCACGGGCCGTAGGGGCAGTATTGGCACGAGAACTTGTTGGGGTTGGGCTTCCAATCCGTGTTGCTGGTGATCTTCTTGCCGCGCTGATCCCAGGTACGCAGGAAGCGAAGACCCTGGTCGCGCGTATAGGTCACGGAGGTCAGTTCCTTCGCGTCGAGATACCACAGCTCGGCATGAACGACTTCGAGCGTGGGATGACGCAGGAACGTGTTGAGTTGGTACAGCTGAAGCTGCTCACCATGCTTCACTTCGTTGTAGATGCGCCGGCCGGACTTGTAGTCGATGACGACAGCTTCTTCGGGGGAGCAGAGCACAAGTGCGTCGAGCTTAGAGCGGTGCCAGGCAGACTTCCACGGGGCGGGCGTCCAGTTGCGGTCCATGCCCCACTCACCTTCGAGGCTCACGGTGCCCAACTTGAAGAGGTGCTTGAGATGGTTGAACTCGGCCTTGAACTCCTTCATCTCGGGGATGAAGTCGCCCTTGCCGCGCACGAACTGCTCAGCAGCATCGTGGATGCGGGAGCCGCGGTCGTTGGCATGCTCGGTCTTGCCGGGAGGAAGTTCGCGTTCGGGCTCGGGGATGCGGTCGATGTGCTTGAGTTTGGCCATGAAGCGGCACTTCTCGAAGTCGACCAACTTCGAATGGGACCAGCTGATGATGCGTTCGGTCATGTCGTGCTTTCGTTTATGGATCGAAATTGGATTTTAGATCCGAGACCCATCCGCTTCATAGTCGTAATCAGACAAGCATTCGTCGCTCATGAGATAGTCTGACTCGTCGTTCAGGCAGTTCCAAGCCCAAGTCTTGAAGTCGAAGATGATGCGGCGAATGTCCTGGTCGAGTGATTCAACATCGCCTTCCCAGCCCTCCCAGTCGATCTCGACGGCTCGATGACGGATCAGAATGTGGGGGACTGGCATGTCCTTCATGCGCATAGTCACGAAGACCGTGGCAATGCGGTCAGCCAAGCTGATCAGCACTTCGTCGTTCGTCTCGGCTCTGATTTTGGTACATGCCTCAGGGGCGTAAGCCAAACGCCCGTCGAAGGTCAACTCCATGCTCCGACCAAGGTCGAAATAAATGTCAGGCTCAGGAATCGGCTTCCCACGCACAGACTTGACCACTCGATCGTAAATCGTGATTCCGAGGATCTCGCCCATACGCACGATGTCCTGATAGGTGTTGTCCCACCAGTCGTAGTCGAGCTGCCAAGACCGAACTTTGTCCTGAACCTTCGGGTCGAGTTCGCTGAAGTTCATTGCTTGAGTCGCTGTGTAACGAGCATCAGATCGATGTTCTTCTTCGAGGTCTGTTCACGGATCGCCTGCTTCTCTTCCTCGGTGAGCCGGTCAGCCCAGGCGAACCAATGGAAAGTGCGGCCGATGATCTCGCCGACCACGGCCATGCCGTCGGCATGTTTGATCTCCGCGCCGGGGTGATGACGTCCGATCTCGAACGTCAAATTCACCTCGGCCCAGAGGTGAAGCAAGTCGTGGCGCGGTGATTCTGTTACCTTGAACTTCACAGCTTGATCCGGATGACCTCGCCCCACGGTGGTATGACATCCGTCGTCATGACCCACAACACGGGGTAGTCAGGCGGCGACGGCGGGAACGAGCCATAGCCGTCCGTGAGGTACACGAAGCACGCCGGCTTGATGCCGTGTTCATCGATGTGGTCGAAGGGCGGGTTGAAGTCGGTACCACCGCCGCCGTGCATGTCGAAGTGCAGCTCTTCGCTCGGACTGAACTTGTCGACATGGTTCACGGCTGCATCGCAGTAGATGTTGATCAGCTCGCTGGGACGCGATGCGACGTGTGCAGCCTTGATCTCGGAACCGAATGCTTGAAGCGTAGCGTCATCGATCGATCCAGAGGTATCAATGGCAACAGCCAAGCACCCCATGGTCTCGGAGTAAAGGCTGGGCAAAAACAAACCCATGGCTGCGAGGCGTCGATTCGGCCGCATCCACGTGTAGTCGTCACGGCTCTTCTCGGTGATGAAGCGTCGCAGCTGGTCGCGCCAATCGACCTTCGGAGTGACCAATTCATCGACCAAGCGCTTGAGAGACTCAGGCAGCTTGCCGGCCATCTTGGCGCTGTTCGCGGCTTGAATCGTGGCGATCTTCCAGTCGGTAGCGACGGACTCGACCTCGCCCTCCTGGGCGTCCATGACTTGATCCAGCGGACCGCCACCGCCCGGGTTGTCGGGCAGCAGCGAGTAAACCTCATCGGCCGACATGCCGCGGAACCGCACGTCATGCAGGCCGCCCTTGGGCATCGAAAAGCCGGACTGGATCAGCACATCGTTGATCACGTAGTCAGCGGCGATGTTCCACTTCATGGGGTTGCGGTCACCGCGGCGGCTCATGTGTTCGTAGACACAGTGCATGGTCTCGTGGGCCAACACGAACTTGACCTCGCCTGAACTGATCGATTCGACAAACGCCGGGTTGTAGAAGATGTTCTTCCCGTCGACGGCCATGGTGCTGGGCGGCGGAAGGTCCGGCTTCTCGATCAGACGCAGCCGAAGGCACAATTCGCCGAAGAACGGCGCGTCGATCAGCAGTGCAGTGCGTGCGGTGCTGAGCTTGATGGCGATGTCTTTGTTCATGTGGAAAGTCTTTCGGTAATTGCTGCGAGGGCGAGATCGGTCCAGAGACCGGCTTTGGATTTTGTCGTCCACCACTTGCCGTCACGGAAGAGGTAGTTGTATTCTTCGAACGACTCACGGAATTCAGGCTCAGACGAAGAAGTGAGAGCTTCGAAGTTCGTGTCCCCACGATCACGCCCATAAGCGACGCATTTGATGGGTGTCGGGCCCAATGAAGACAAATCACCGAGCTGCATCAACTCCATGACCTTCGAAGCCGTGTTGTAGTGATTCAAGAGCAGCGGTGCGTGATGGCTGTAATAGCCGTCGTGATGCACGTAGACGCTGAGGATTGAATTGCCTGGGAGCTGGATACCAATACGTGCCCGTGTACTCATCGTGTCAACCTTAGTTGGATGACCTTCAAGGTCAATTCCTGCATACGCGGCACACCGGCTTTAGCCTGGCGCTGCGCGAAAAACCACCAGCGGTCACGCTTTTCAGGCGTGTACCTGCTGAAGACATTGAAGTTCGAGCGCCACATCTCATTGCCCTTGGTCAGATCACGTAGCGCGTCGAGTACGAGAGTCAGTTCGTCTGGTGGAGCCATGTCGTGTTGGCGAGGATCTCGCCGGCAATACCTGCAACCTCAGCGCGAGTCCATGATGCGTTCCGCAACGTACGGGGCGTGTGCCGGGTCAAACGCTCGATGTCGGCCTGTAGCACCGTGAGCCTCGGGTCATCCAGGATGTTGAGACTCGGCAGCACATCAGCCAGGTCACGGGCGTTCTCGATCAGTGAATCCTTGAAGATTGCCTTCGGGTCACTGAGACGTTCGTGAATCTTCGAGACGACATCGTAGGCGCGCCGGTAGCAGTCCTTGATGGCCTGTGCCTGACGCGCTTCGACAGCCTTCGTGATGGATTCACGGATCTCGTCAGCGACCTCGTTGGTAACCTCGACACGGAAGTCACGAGCATCAGGCACCGGCACGAACTCGACCTCGATAGCGAACTTGCGGCCGATCTCGGACGGGTCGGGATAGTCCTCGGGGTTGTACATCGTGCCCAGGCGCTGACGTGCTGCCTGGACTTCGGTTGGGTACTTGGACACGAGATCGCGGACCAACGTGTTGAACTTGTCGCGGTGATTGCGCAACCAGGTGCTGTAGTCCATGAACAGCTTGGACGGCAGCAGGCGCGCACCGTCGTTCGACCACGGGAGGGTCTTGTCGTAGTGGTACTGCCTGATCTCACCTGCCAGCTTGGCGATGGGGTCAAGCAGCGCCTTGTCGACCAGCATCTTGTTGAAGCGGCCGGCATCGCGCGCTGCATGCGCCTTCTCGACCTCCTGGGACACGGCCTTGTCGTAGCGGCGACCGGTCCACTGGGAGATCGAGACCTGGGCGAGCATCGCCCGAGATTGAAGTGCGTTACTCATGGTTGAAAGTCCAGACACGGCTTTGCAGCCAGGGTGGAAAGGGCGGCTCGATGAGCCGATACCGCATGTCTTGCTCGTGCGAGTCCCAGCAAAGTCGAAGGACAGAGCCGGGAACGCAATTCTCGGCAAGACCCCAGAACATGCGCTCGTTCTTTTCGGCCCAAGCAAAGGCTTCGGAAAACGCAGTCGCATTAGGGTAGCGACGACATGCATCGCGATACCCCAAACGCAGCCATTGACGAAAATACTCGGCGCAAGTCGGGTGCATCGGGTAGTCAGAGTCTTCCTGTGCCAACTCGACGAGTCGATTGATATGTGTTTCGCTCGACCATACCGGCTCGACGAAACTTATCGGCTTGACTGTCTCTTCAGCCTCAGCTGCGGCACGGACAAACTCGACGGCGAGCCCTTCGAGAGACGGAGCAAAACGATTTGCCAGCCCGTTCTCAATCCGAAGGTAGATCACCCGACCGAGCGCCATCGCTTCTTCATGAAGCAGCCCACGGTCGCAGAATTGATGCTCCAGCATGTCATGCACCATCCCCATAGCCCCGGATGGGTTGTAGGTGCTTGACTTGGGAACCCAGAGCGGTTGGAAGCCGATATCACCGGTGTCCTCCCACTCGCTCTGGATGAAGTAGCGGGCGATCTTCACTTCGCGTCGAGCAACTCGGCCAGCTGGGTGAGCAGCTTGTCGCACTCTTCGATCTTGGCTTGGATCTTCTTGCTGGGGGTCTTGACGATCTTCAGCGAGTCGCGCTCGACCTCGATCTTCTTGATCGTGGAGATCAGTTCGGTTTCGGTCATCTCCTTGACGTCGTTGCCGAAGACGAGGGTGATCTGCTGCACAGGGATGGTCTTGTCGATGTTGTTCATGGAAGGCTCCGGTTGGGGTTGGGGTTGGGGTTGGGGTTGTGCCGGCTTCGCCGACGGGGTGTCAGCCTCAGAAAGATTCTTGAGGTAGTAAAGGTAAGTAGGATGGGCAAGGTCAGTGCGCCACGCTTCCCAGAGATGCACGATGGCGCGGCTCTTAGGCATCGGAGGAAGACACTCTTTGGTAAATCCTTCGGCCCGCATGGCGCTGTCAAACATGCGGAAGACGGCCACAGAAAACATTTTGCCGTCACCCTGCGCAGCTGCGTGCAACTTCCCCTCGTTCTCCAACACTATGATCACGCGTCCGAGGTTTTCTTCTTTGTCGGTCATTTGGTTTTGTGCCCATTTGATGACTGAGTTGTAGTCGCCGTCGATCTTGTCGGGAACGACGATCTCGCGCATTGACCCGCTAGCAGGCCAGCGGTTGACGATGAAGTTGCCGTCTTTTGCCAGGTGCTCGCCGTCCTTGACCTCGAAAGTCCAGGCACCGTTCACAACCCACCCGGACTTGATAGCGCCGTTGGAACCGCGAACGATATGGGTCAGAAACAGTTCGCCGCGAGGCGTAAAGACGACGACTCGATCAGCCAATCAGGATCTCCTTGTTCTTGATCCCCCAGTCCGCGTAGGACTTGGACTGGGTCACGCTGTCGTCGTGACGGATCGCGCCGCGCACGAAGACCGCCTGGAACTCGACCTCCGGGATGCGGGTGATGTACTTCATGATCCGATCCATCGAGGACTTGTTGGCCTTGGACTCCAGCGCCGTGACGATGGCGTACTTGGCCGACGGCGAATCAGGGAGCCGCGTGCGCTCCGGGTCGAGCAGCACCTCATCGACCGTGGGCAAGTCCTTGATGAGCTTCGTGAAGCCCAAGAACTCGGCGGCGGGGCCTTCGCCGACCGTGCCCTTGATCAGCTCCATCTCGTCATCGAGCGTGGCGTGATCCTTGTAGATGTCGTTGACAAAGGCCCAAGAACGCGGCGACGGGAACGAGCGCGGGTTCTGCGCCGGATCGAACGCATGCAGCAAAGCAGGCCGGAAGCGGATGAAGGCGCGCACGTCAGTGTGGATGCCAGCGTTCATGGCCCAGACGTTCCAGTCGTCGTTGTTGACCTCGAAATCGAGGTGGACGAACCGGTTCGCCAGCGCCGCCGGCTGCGCGTGTGTCACGGAGCGGTCACCCATGCGGTTGCCGGCCGCCAAGATGGCCCAACCTTCGGGCAGCTTGTATTCGCCGATGGCGCGGTTCAGGATCAGCTGATAGGCGCTGGCCTGGGTGGCCTGTGGGGCGCTGTTCATCTCGTCGAGGAACAGGATGCCCTTGCCCTTGGTGGGCAGGAAGTCGGCCGGAAGCCACTTCATCTGCTTCTTGGCCATGTCGGGCACCGGGAAGCCCTTCATGTCGACCGGATCGAGCAGCGACAGCCGGACGTCGCGCAGCTCCAGCTTCATGTCGTCAGCGACCTGGCGAGCGACATCGGACTTGCCGACGCCCGGAGGGCCCCACATGAACACAGGCCGACGCTTCTGGATCAGGCGGGGCAGGGAACGACGAATTGCGGAAGGTTTCATAGTTGGGTCTTTCTTGGAGGTTAGACAACGGGGACAGGGGAACGGTTCTTCGGCCAGCCAGCCTTGACCAGATCGGCCGTGAGGTTGGCGATGGCCGGGAGGTTGGGGGTGCGGGCCGCTTCTTTGGGCAGGTACTTCGCGAACTCCGGCAGACGGTCGCGGAACTGCTTCGAGGTCGAGCAGGAGTGAACGGCAGCGCGAACCTTTGCACTGAGTTCGTTGCGCGCTTCGTCTTCTGCCTGTTTGGCCGCATACAGCTCGGCATAGCGTTCTTCGAAGTCAGCAGGCACCTCGACGCTGCGCGGGATGTGGTGCCCCATGAACACGCCGAAGTGGTGCCATCTGTCCATGGCGATGTAGTGCCGCGTGGTCGGATTCGCGTAGATGGCGGCGACCACAGGTGGGAGCTGCTCCACGATCATGTCGTTGAGAGCTTTCTCGAAACGATCTTCGAGGTCAGAGTCCGGGATGTCGGCCAGAATGGCGTCGATGATTGCTCTACGGATGCGAGTTGTGAGGCGCATGTCAGTTGAGTTCCATGGGGTTGGTGGTTGGGGATTTCATCTTGCTCGCAGTTTCTGCAAGTTGGCGAAAGTACGTGGCCATGACGCTCATATCGGCGAGAACGACGTCCGGCATGTTGAACGCGATCACGACCCCGTTCGCCGTGTCGACGATCAACTCGATGTTGATTCGCTGGATTTCTGGAGGCGCCATGTGATGTATTGAAGTTCGGTGACGAAGACAACGTCGGTGCAAGTAATCTTTAAGCAATGCTCTTTCAGCGGACCGCTTCGGAAAGCGCATGTGACCTGTGTGTTGGAGTGGCAGATACCTGGCTGCGACTGAGTTTGATGCGGAACTGCGAAGAAATCTTGACCTTCCCAAGTAATCTTCGTGCCGATCGGCACTTCGTTCACAGCTTCACGACGCGCACATCATGAGCCTGGGTTTTGCCCATCTGAATCTCACGAATGCGGCGTTCCGTTGCACGATGGCACTGGTACACGTCGCGCTGCGGCAAGACAGCCAACACTGCCGCATAGTCTTCCAGCACGGCACGCACGCACCGGATGCCGACCGCGGTCAGGCGGATCGGCGTGCGGTATGCAGCTTCAGCCAAGGCACGGGAAGCGTCCTGCAACAACGCAGCACTGTCCAGCACCTTGCCCTGCGTGACGAGGGTTTCCATCATGTTCACGGCGTCACACACAGCGCGCCAGTGGTCGGGCTGGGGCGTCTGTTCCAACTCGATGGAGTTGAGCCCCTCATACATCGGGATCAGGTGATGATCACGTTGATCCTGGCGCAGCGGCAAGGTGTCGCTGGCCATCAGAACGTCCATCAACGAGTAGGTTGGACGAAAGGGCTTCATGCGATTCCCCGACTGGGCAGCTTGAAGGCATCCATCGCACCAGGCCGGCCGGTGAACGGCTTGAGTTCTGCGCCGTCGTAGGTCTCGCGGTTGCGCCAACCGGCAGGCGGTGTGACCGGGCTGGATGGGCGGGGACGGAC